CGACGGCACTACGGGCAACGTTACCGGTAAGCTCACGATTAGATAAACGCTGAACGACACTAATAAAACCATCCCAAGATAGACCAGAACCGTCCTCATTTGTTTTCTCCGGTATTTGTTTAATACCAAACGTAATCATAGGGTCTAAAGCCAATCGGCACCCATGAAAAAATTCATCATTATTGGCATTCATTTGAACTTCAATGATTGCTTCTTTGTCCAAACGACTGTTATGTGTTTCTAGTGCCCAAATTACACTAGTACAAGGATCGCTCACTATAGACTCCTAGATGTTAATCGATACTAAATTATAGCAAGATTGTATCAATAGGTCAAATAGTTTGATGTCCTAAATGGTTTGCCCATTTGAGCATTTACAAAATATGTAAGGGCTTTCTTTTTAACTCTTTTGATAATAGGGTGATTATGATTATGATCAAAAGTTTTCATATATTTGTAAAATGTAGTTCTTTTATTTCTAATATAAAGATTTGAATCTAAATATTTGGCTGCTGCGCTGGCATTTTTACCAAATTTATCCATTAGTTCACAGGCAATATTAAAACTAAAAGCACCAATTTCGTCAGTATCTCCGTAGTATTCTTGTTCTTTTCTATCTCTAGCATAGTATGCAGAGCTTTGATAACCTGGAATTGCTTTAAAGGATCTACTACGATATTGTCTAGTATGGATAATTTCGTGAAGCATTGTATCAGCAAATAATAGACATATTCTTTGCCATCTGTGCCTACTTAATTTTAGCCATTTTTGCTCTGAGTTATAGCTAAAAATTATTTCGATATATTTAGATTTGCCGCCCTTATCAAGAATACTGTAATATGTACCACCTACATAAACGTATCCCTTGTCATTTTTGGGATCTCTTTCTATTCTTACCTTTATCGGTAAAAACTTTTTAATGTGTTTACTCATTAAGGACTGCAACTGTTCAACACGCAATCTTTGATCAACTACTTTACTTTGCATAGAATTTAACATACTATACAAAGTATAACGATCTACAAGACTCCAGTTGAATGGTTTGCGTTCCATTTTTGGCTCCTTAACTATTATATTTATAGTATAATAGTAGAGCCAATTATATGCGTATATTATGAGCGTTTTTCTACAATTTCGTCAATCAACCCGTATTCTAGGGCTTCTTGTGCGCTCATAAACTTGTCACGTTCCATGTCTACGCTAAATTGGGCAAAAGTTTTACCCTTTGAATTGTGCTTGACATAAATTTCAGTTAAAGATCGTTTCATTTTTAAGATCTCTTCGACTTGGATCTGCATGTCTGTAGCTTGCCCGCGAGCACCGCCCGAGGGCTGGTGAATCATGTGTCTTGCGTTTGGCAGCATTTTTCGCTTGCCCGGAGCTCCTGCTGTGGCAAGGAGACTGCCCATACTGCAAGCCTGGCCCATAACAATGGTGCTAACATCGGGTTTGATAAACTGCATAGTATCGTAGATTGCCATTCCCGCAGTAACGACTCCACCTGGGCTGTTGATAAAGAAGCTGATGTCTTCATTTCCTTGACTCTCCAAAAATAGTAACTGTGCTACGATAAGGCTAGCACTATGTTCGTTAACATCTGTGTCCAGCATAACAATTCGATCTTTGAGCAGGCGACTATAAATGTCGTAACTACGCTCTCCACGAGCTTCTTGCTCGATAACCATCGGTACTAAATTAGGCATTATTCTTCTCCAAAAATGTAAGCATCCATTTTACGCTTAGTTGTTTCTTCGTCTTTCATCGCACAGTCAAAACAGATGTTTTCATCGTTTGGGCCGTATGGCCTACACTCGTCTACTTTACCGCACATTTCACAGACTTCGTCGGGCTGCTGTGCTATAAATCCTCTACCACTCATTTTAATCCTTAATTAATGTAAAATCAAACATTTTGTAATAATCAAATGGATAATTTACCTTAGCTAAATTAGTTTCAAAAACAGATGTTGATCTAGTTAACACAATATGTTCAAAAAACTTTCTTAGTAGATTACCTTCATCTAATTGAATATTGTAAACAAATTGATTATCGTCAGCGAACCAATAAAAAATAAATTTCTTTTTGTTAACCCATCTAGTAGTATGATGAATATACGCTAATTCTCTTTGAACTTTTTTAAGATTTAGTTTAACTTCAGGACAGTTGACTATACGATATTGTTTGGCAATTTGATCTAATACTTGATCTTCTTCATAAAAATACGGTAGAGTTACAAACAACCCTACTTCTTTTTTTGACAATATAGTTTTAGGATGTTGTAACAACTGTTGAAGCCTAATCCTATAGGCAGATAATTTACTATCTTTAATAGTTGTCCACATTAATTTTTTACTGTAGTATTCTTTAATAACTTCGGCTTCGTTAAAGTCATCACCCATTAGTTTAGCTTTTACTGAAGAATCGTCAAGCCTCAACCATTGAGATGGGTTTTCTTCTCGCATCTTTTTAAGACGTACACTAAGAACTAATGGATTAATATCAAATTTAACTGGTTCCTCTCTATATTCAGAACCAAATAAATTTTGAATGGTAGAGAGATTATTCATCAGTAAAATCTTCTTCATCTTCTAGTTGGTCACGAAACACTGACAATTGTCTAATAAGATTATCAATGCCTTCTTTATTCATGGTGATTTCACCATGCCCCATTTGAAAGGTAACACGATTATTGTCTGTTATGCCTATACGATAAAAGACGTTAGGAGACTTTTCTTCCTTTGGCAGCTGCATTTTAGGCAGTTCTTTAAGTTCGGGAAACGGAACTACATTAGTAGGTTCTGATGTTTTCTTTTTAAACCAATCAAACATTATTGATTATCCATTTCTTTAAATGCATTAGGAGCACGGCGAAGAGCAGCTTCTCGTTCGGCTTGTGCCGTTTTAGCCTTTTTAAGAATATTTGCATCTCCAGTAGGTAGCACAATCAACACATAAGTGTTGAACTTACCGTTTGGAGTTACAATTCGTTTGATTTCTTTTTGTTCAACACCTGTTAGGTCAATACTAGGGCAAAAACTTTTAATTGCTCGTTCATTAAATGTGTTGGTACTATTTTCACCCTCGGACGAAAAAGTCTTGGTCATTTGATTAGTTTTGCCGCCAGCAGTCATACACAATTTGCCATAGGCATCATTTTTGGCATAAGCATCAGCGTTGGTCATGTTAAATGAACTGCCAAAGCCTACTTCGTAGACAGCACTGGAGCTAATAGGAACTTCATTAAACCATTTTGGAGTTTTATCTAAAATGCGTTCCTGACTTTTCATACTACGCTCGCGTTCCACTTCTGCACGTTTAGCATATGGATCGCTGGTACCACAAGCGGATAGCAATGCGATAACAGATACAATAGTTAATAGTTTGTTCATTTAGATCCACCCATCTTTTCTTTAGTCCATTGAGCTGTTGAAGAAATATCTTTACCGACGCCATCAATGGTTGAACAAGCAGTAAAGACAACGGCTGACAAAGCAATAATTAGATATTTCATTTTGCCATCTCCTGTGATTGTGTTTTAACAGTTTCGACGCCTTTATCTAAAATTCGAGCAACTCCACTGAATCCAACAGTAAAGAAAATTCCGCCTGCAATAAAAACAACTAGGTACTTGAGCATGTCTGCCTCTCTGTGTGTTAAGGATGTGTTTATTATAATCAAGCTTTAGTTAAAAGTCAACTTTCGATTTCACCATTTGTCAATGACTAGCCAATCTTCTTTATTGTTAATTTGACAAATGACCCCGTGATATATTCTAAGTTCTTTGTTTTTGGCAGTGTGTTCAGTGAACATTCTACATTTGGTATTGCGGTAAATGAAGTATTCAGATACTTTACTTTTTCCTACTTCATTTTCTAAAATAATATCACCAACATAAATCTTACGTTCAATTGGTGAACCTTCTTTGCACACTGTAGCACTTTCAGATTCAATCTTACCGTTCCTTTCAATAGAAACAGTAGTTGTTTTGCACTCGGTCGCCCAGGTGTTAGATGTTGCTAACAACAAACTAATAAAAAGTTTTTTCATGATTTGTTACACCTGTAAGCATACCACCAGATAGTAGCTTTCAAACGACCGTTATATGCGCGATCTTCTTCACTTAGAAAGTCGGGATCGGGATTAAAATTTTTAAATTGCTGTACTTCCTTTAAGTGCTTTAACTGCTCGTCGGCCTTAGAACAACTTACCGGATAGTCAACTAACTGTTGATAGGTTGGTATGTTTGAGTTGCAGCCAGTTATGCCAAACATACAAAATACTAACAGTAAACTTTTCATTAATGATCGGTTTTTAACGGTGTTGGAGAAATCAACCCAGCAACCATTTGAAATTTTTCAAATGCTTTCTTAGCAGCTGGATTTTTATCTAGTTCTTCGTCGGGTAGAAATGTTTCTACCCAGATGTAGGGCAGACGTCGAGGATGTGCTCCAAACTTGCGAGGTTGGTGCAATTTACCAGATTCCCATAACTCAATACTAACGCTACGGAACAATTCCTCGTCTTCGTCACCGTAACCGGACCACTCTGGATTCGAACCTCCAAACATTCTAATCATGCTGCCTCGATTACTACCGCCAGCATAACCTAGCCAAATACCCCGCCATTGTTCGTCGTTAGTAGGATCGAAATTCGTACGGGCAATAATAACAAGAACGTCAGCGATGTCTACTTTACCTTCGACAATATCACGAACGCAACGACTATAGCTAAGACCAATTTTCATTATATTTCAAACCTTACAGATTTAATAGAGTCCCATCGAAAACTACGCCATGCCTTGACTTCTAAGTCATAGACTGGGCAAACATCCTCATTGACTTTCTTTTCTTTTTTTAGAGCAGGAAAGTCTACAGGGTTGTCTGTATTAGTATAATGTTTTTCTTCAGTTATTTCAACCGGAACGAGTGATGGAGAGGTTGTACACTCCATTACTCTTTCAGTACCATCTTTTTTAGTAAAGACAACAGTTACAGGTCCAAATGCTAGATGACTCGTAAGCCATTTTTTAAAAAGCTTAGAATCTTTTTCATTCAGGTTTCCGATTTTCATCTTCTTCCTCTAATTCAAGAATTCTTTGTTCTAGCTTAAGAATATGGGACTCTAATTTGTCAATATGATTGGCAACATGCAACATAAAGGCAGAATAGTTGTCTCCGGTTTCTCTAAGCATATCACTAATTTTTTTAGATTCTAAATCCATTTAAATCTCCAATACAATGTTAGGATTCCATCCTGTATTTTCATAACCATCGTATCCTCTAGGATTACAGACAATACGAGTTTCCCCAATCACATAATCAAACGGATGATGTGTATGACCATGTGTCCATAACTTAATCTGAGGACGATCTGCAATGAAGTTACCTAACTCGCTATGATAACAACCGTTCATAACCATGTCGTCTTTGTAAGACTCGTGACAACTCTGAAAGCTAGGACTGTGATGTCCAACAACTACGTACTTTTCCACTTCCTTACGATCAACAATTTCTTCAATATATCTTAATGTATCACGATGACGATATACAGTATCTGCCGGCTTTAAAGTAGTATACCCTTCGTATTCTTTACGGATTATACGGAAGTCGTTCATCATACTACGAGCCGAATGAAGTGTAATTGGATCTGCTTTATTCATGTCAGTCCAAAGTGTACCTCCAACAAAGATTACGTCATCAATTTTTTTATATCCTCTTTCAAGGAAATAGATGTTAGGATGTTTGCGGCATTCTTCACTTAGAATGGTAAGTGTTTGATTCCACTTGCCGTGATAGAATTCATGGTTTCCGGCAACATAGATTACATTAGGAAACTGAAAACTGCAACGCTTCAAGAAGTCACGAAAGCGAAGTGCAGTTTGTTGACGACGCCCGAGGTCGGCAAGGTTAACATTGCTGTACATGCCGTAATCCATTTCTGGATGATCATGTAGATCCTGAGCAACCATAATGTCGCCGCTGAGAATTAGGACATCGCATCCTTCTTCGTTTTTGATGTTAATGTCAGCAAACTCTAAATGGAGGTCACTGACTAATTTTATCTTCATCTTTGAATCTTTCTTTATAACGTGCTTGGCGTTCTGCTTCATGCTCGTCGCACAGTGTTTTAATCCAACCGCCGTTACGACTCTTACCAGGTTTACCACATTCTTCGCATGTTTGACCTGCCCACGACTCTGCCATACGAACCATGCCGTCTACAGTATCGTCACCACCGTCATAATAAAAACGCAGCCCACCAAATTTTTCTTTGATTTGTGCTACTATCACATCCGGACACCCAGGACCACGTTGATACTTTTCTAATTGATTCTGCTTCCATTCTACATGGCTATTAATTCTTTCGCACAATGTTTCGAGGATATGCCACCACCCTGGACCAACAGCAAATCCACCATACTTACCAGAGAGTAGTTTAGGAAACTGTTCTTTCATACGGCGATGGAATTCGTCGTATTGTTCTTCAGTATAACTCATTGTGCTGCCTTTACATAATTTAGTCTAGTAATAGGGTTTTTGTACTTCCAATGGAACCCGTGCTCTTTAATTTTTGCTTTGATAATTACAGTAGGTCCAAGTTTAAGCTCTTTTTGGCTCATCCAAGATACTACTTTGTTATCGATTATAGCATCAACATTCCATGCATCAAAGTTTTTTGAACGTTGACAGGACAGAATTTCTCCATCACGATCAAGAACAGTTTGCCCAACATCAGCTAACCAACCTTCGTCTGCCGTTTTAATTCTCTTTTCAAGATTGTACTTATTCTTTTCTCTCACATACACGCTTGGCAAACAGGCAACATAACCAATTTCGTTACTAGGCAACAGTTCATTGCTCAAAATAGCATTAACTTTAGTTTCGAATTCGTTTTCACCTTTGACTGCACTAAACAACAGGCGCTTGAAAAATTTACGAATATCGTCGGCGAGCTCTGTATCCTGTTGATCTATTTGCAATCGAACTGGCATCATTCTAGGATCTTGCTCGTTACCCCAAACAATTGCCCCAAGACTGTAGAGTATGTGAGTTTTATTAGGTTGTCGATAGAAACGAACAGCGCCGTTGTCGTCGTAAACGGCAGTCATTTCTTTGAGATACTCTCCGTTGAGACGCTGAGCTGAACAGGCAAGTTCTAAAACTTTTTGAGTATTAAACTCTTTTGACACAGTATTCGCTCCGTTTTCGTTTATGATACTTGTATTTTAACGGAAAATTTGGCTGCTGTCAAGTAAATTCAAGTGTTTATTGACCTTTTTGGCTAACCGTTTTAATAGATTATTATTTTCAAAATGATTAACATATGCACGTAAATTTGGACTAACTAATTGATTCCCCTGTTTCATTCTACTTAAAATAGACATCTTAGTCATAAATTTTTTGGCTCTCGAAGCAGGCATAACTCTAAGTAATTCTATAGCTATACTGACGCTATATGCATCTAGTTCGTCCGGATCTGCAAGATATTTTGAAAATGGTTCTTGGGCGTGGTCGCTATAAGTTTTAAAATTTCTTTTTCTACTCTGTTGTTGATGCCTAAATTCATGCACTACTGCATCATATATTTGAATTAAAAATTCCGTTATTTGAACTTCTTCGAACAAGTCGTTTGGTTCGAAACTGTGATGTATTAATACTTCTATAGAAGTTTCTAAATTTTTATCATCTTCTGGATCATAGAACGCATTAACATAAAATGAATTATTATGCAAAGATTTATCTTTTTTTGATCTTATAGATAAATCGAAGTCATGCCTTCTAAAAGTTTTCCTTGTAGTTGATACAAGTTTTTTAAAAGTTGTTGGCATTGAACACTCATCTCGAACGCTTTTGCATACATCATTAACACGTTCGAGTATAGTGTTCATTATTACAACCTATATGTTATCCTGCCTTTGGTAAGGTCGTAAGGACTAACTTCAATTTTTACTGCGTCTCCCAAAATAATTCTAATCTTATTTTGCTTTAATCTGCCGCCCATATAACAGAGTAGTACATTTGTCATATTGTCTACTTTGCATCTAAACATATTACCCGGTAGTACTTCTTCTACTGTGCCTGTGAGTTCTAGTATATCGTCTTTAGCCATGTTTTTTAATTACAATCTTTCCATCTTCAATAGTAACATCAAGTTCGTCGCCTTCTTTCCAACCAGTTTCCTTAAGAACCTCGTCTGGAAATTTTAGTATAACATTATTAGGATCTCCTGGAATATCCTCAAAGATTTCTTCTGCGGTAAAAATGTATTTTTCATTTTCCATAATAATTACTCTTGTTCATTATATTTAACAACAATCCAACCTAGTCGGTATAAATCGTTTTCGATTTCTTCCGTGACTACGCACTCACTGACAAATCGATCGTAGATGGCTTTTCTAGCTAATTGTTCTTTGGTTAGCACTTCGTTTTCTTCAGCAGGGGCATAAACACCAATATCTCTAATACCTGAGCAATACCAATCAATGTAATCACCTTCTTGGCGCATGTGAGCAATAATGCCGCCGGCATAACGCCATGAGCATGACCATTTTTGTTCTTTTAGTAGAGGCCACATCTCTCTTTTGATAAAGTCGTTATTGCACATTGCAGCATATAAGTTTTGAGCATATGCTTCGTCGGCACGAACTTTTTCAAGAATCCAATCTGTAGTACGTAAATCCCATTCAAGATTATTTTTACGCCATTCAGGATCTGCTTCTCTTTCATCTTCTTTAAGATCAAAAGATTCGTAGAAGTCTAGCATAAGACGGGTGTCTTCGTCATTTTCCGGAGTCTTGCCTTTTTCGGCTTGACGCTCAAGATACTTTTCTTTTTGAAAAGTATTACGTTGCGGGCTTTTTGATATGGGAGTGTTCAATGGAAGTTTCCTTGAAAGCAATGACGAACTTCATGGCCTAAGATATCGTTATTAACCCTAGGACCAACAATAATGGTACATTTCTTGTCCTCCCAAAAGGCACAGGCGTTTAAAGCAAATCCAAAACCACCGTTACCTCGTTTACGACTTTCTGCTTCACAAGCTTCCCTAACATTATCTACAGACCTAATTGTAATAGTTGAAGTATTGGTCATCATGTTTTGCCTAATGGAAAACATTTCGTAAGCAGATTTTTCTATCTGAGCCGAAGCATTAAAGGTTAACAGTGACAGTGCAATTGCAAGAGCCTTTTTCATTTTTGAGCCTTTAAAGTTGAACATGGTGTAGACGGCAGGATTCGAACCTGCAAAGCCGCCATATTGGCTGGGCTGTTCCCCCCGCAGGCCGAAGCCTTTGGGGGAGGTATACCAGATTCCACTCACGTCTACGATTATATTATATAGCCGTTTGTAAATATAGTCAATGAGCTTCGAACACATTCCTTTCCAAAATATTGTAAAATTTGGGCAACGCACTATGCTTGATCGTCCGTTATTTTCTGTAAGTTGGATAATTGGACGTTTTTGTAACTACAAATGCAGTTATTGCTGGCCGTATGCTAGATCAGATACACCCGATTATCAAAATATAGATTTGTATAAAACAACCGTTGACGAAATTAAACGTCAGGCAAGACTAAATGGATTTAATCAATTTCACTGGAGTTTTAGTGGAGGCGAACCTACTGCTTATAAAGGCTTATTAGAATTAACACATCATCTAGATGACGGAATAGAAACACCTTATCAAAGTATTCACATGACTACGAATTTAAGTCCTAGTGAAAATTGGTGGCGCAGTTGGTCTAATGCTGTATCTATGTTTGCCAGAAAAAGTATTACTGCCAGTTACCATGCCGAATTTGCTAAAGAAAAAGACTTTATAGAAAAAATACACAGGCTAATGTATAATAGTGTTTTCGTTACAGTTAACCAAGTAATGGTTCCTGAAAAGTTTTGGGAATATTATGAAAGGTGTCAAAGATTTCATAATCAAGGAATAAACGTAACACTTAAACCACAAAGTGATTCTACTGCTAGTTTTATTGTAGACGGGTATACAGATGAAATGATTTCATTAATGCGTACAGGATTTCCCCAGCATGCCATCGGAGAAGATATATATCAAATAGCTCTTTATGATAATGAAGGCCGAGAATATCTTTTTGATCAAGCCGAAAGATTTAATGCGTTTGGATTCAATAAATTTAAAGGCTGGGTTTGTAATAGCGGATATCAAAGTGTTATAATAAGAGGAAATGAAGTTAAACGTAGTTATAGTTGCCACGATAAATCATTAGGAACATTAACAGATGGTTTTAAATTATTTGATAGACCTAAAATTTGTACGACACCTAGCTGTATAAGTTCAGCTGATAGTAAAATACCAAAATGTATGAATTAGAAGATATAAAAAATGTTCACCTAGAACTTACTAGCAAATGTCAAGCACGTTGTCCAATGTGCCCACGACGTATCAACGGCGGCCCCATAAATCCTTTAATAACAGAAACAGAAATTGATTTAAAAACTTTTAAAGAATGGTTTCCTATAACATTTTTAAAACAACTAGATAGTTTGTTTCTGTGCGGAAATTTAGGCGATCCTATAATCGCACAAGATTGTCTTACAATTCTGCAATACATTAAAGAAACAAACCCTACAATAAAACTATCTATGCACACTAATGGTAGTGCTAGAAGTTTACAATGGTGGGAACAATTAGCCTATACAAAAACTCGAGTAGTTTTTGGTATCGATGGCTTAAAAGACACTCACTTATTATATAGAATAGGTACTAGTTTTGACAAGGTTATTGAAAATGCTACAGCATTTATTCAGGCAGGCGGCGAAGCAGAGTGGCACATGCTGGCATTCCAACACAATGAAAATCAAATAGACGCTTGCCAGCTTATGGCTAGTCGGATGAATTTTAAAAATTTTCAAGTTAAACATACTACAAGATTTATCAATGAAAAATTTAATGTTTTAGATGATCTTGGCCGAACAACACATATTCTATACCCTACAGAAAAAAGTAAAGTTTTATCTAACCAAGTAAGTTCTAAGTTTACCTGCCAAGTAGATTGTAAAGCACAAAAGTACAAACAGATTTATGTAAGTGCTGACGGTAATGTTAGTCCTTGTTGTTGGTTGGATTTGTCTTGGCAGTTACCGAGACAAGAAAACAGAATAGAATATATGGATAAAATTGGAGAGTTTCCAAATCTATGTGATCAAAATTTGCAAGAAATTTTTGAAAGTAATTTTTTTAATAAAATAGAAACTGCTTGGAAAACTGGTCTACAAGAATGCAGTAAGCAATGCGGAAAGTTTGACAAGTTAGGAGCCCAATTTGAAAATAGATCTTGAACATTTACACTTTTGGATGTGCGCTATTCGAGAAAGCAAATATCCTATACGCACCCTTGACGCATTTTGGAAGGGCCAACTTCACAGTAAAGAATGGCTAATAGAATGTTTAGATGAACATGTTCATTTTGGATCTAGTATTGACATCCACGGCGGTTGGGTTGGCGTGTTGGCTAGTATGTTATTTCAAAGCAATATACCAATAACTACTATACGTAGTATTGATATAGATCCCGACTGTGAACCTGTTGCAATTTTGATGAATAAAAAAGAAGAAATTGCAGGAAAATTTAGAGCAGTTACTGGAGATATGTGTGACATTAGAAGCGACGCAGACATTATTATTAACACATCGTGTGAACATATTACACAACAAAAATTTGACCTATGGAAGTCTAGTTTACCGCATGACAGGTTATTAGTACTTCAAAGCAACAATTACGAAATTCCAGAACACGTTAGAACAGCACAGAGTTTAGAAGATTTTAAAGAACAATGCGGTTTAGAAAATGTCTTGTTTGCAGATGAATTAGACTTGCCTTTGTACAAAAGATTTATGATTATAGGAAAGAAGTTTTGATAAAAGAAATTAAAAATAACTATCCTGCTGACTTGCTTAGAATAGAATTTATGCTAGGCAATTTGTGCAATCATAAGTGCTCATATTGTTTTCCAGGTAGTAATGAAGGAACACATCCTTGGCCAAACATTAATCTAGTTAAAAAAAATCTAGGACATTTGTTAGATCATTATAAAAGAAACGGAAAAACTAAATTTCAGTTTTATCTTATTGGTGGAGAACCTACCTTATGGAAGGACCTACCCGAGCTATGTTTCTTTTTAAAGGAGAAATATGATGCTATTATTAATATCTCTACAAACGGAACACGTAAACTAGATTGGTGGCAAGATAATTGTAAGGTGTTTGACACTATAGAAATTTCAGTTCATCATGAGTTTGCAAATGTAAAACACATAATGGCAGTGTCGGACCTGTTATACAACTTAGATGTTAGTGTTGTTTGCAATGTAATGATGGATCCTGATCATTTTGAAAAATGTAAATCTATAGTTAAACAAATGAAAGGTAGTAAGAAGCGTTGGCCTATTATTGCAAAAAGTGTTCACTTCAACGGACAAACTAGATATTCTAAAGAGCAAAAAAAATATTTAATTTTAAACCTTAAGCGTATTCCAAATTTATTTTGGTATTGGAAAACTTTAAAAAATCCAATGTTTAGAACACGAGTTGATGTTGTAGATGATTATGGTAAGCAATTTAAGGTTTCCAATAATGGTTGGTTTATGTTACACGATTTAAATAAATTTAAAGGGTGGCAATGTAATCTCGGTGTTGATCATATAGAAATATTTCAAGACGGTACCATATCAGGAAACTGTAGACAACAAATCTATGGACTAAGTAGTTACTACAATTTATACGATGAACAATTCTGCAAACAATTCTCCCCAAAGATTATTCCTGTAATATGCCAGCAGAGTTTATGTGGATGCACAAGTGAAATCACAATAAGAAAACATGCCAGACTTTAATAGATTAGAACCAGTTAATCCTCAAATCTTTCACATGGATTGGGAACTAACTCTAAAATGTAATTTAGATTGCGGGTACTGTGGTAGCCACGATAACAGAAAAAAACATCCTTCTTTAAAGGAGTGCTTAGAAACAGTTGACTTTTTACTAGAGTACGCTGATATAAATTTTATTGACAGCGCACTTAACTATAAAAAAGTTATTTTTAACTTGTTTGGCGGTGAAGCAATCTATCATCCTAACTTTATTGAGATTTTAGAATACATTCGTAAAGAGTACGAAGCAAAGTATAAAGATAACTGGGTTCTTCATTTAGGTTTAATTACTAATGCCATTGCTACTACCAAAGTTTGGGACAGGAGCATAGAGCTAATTGACTTCTTTACAGTTAGTTACCATGCAGAGAATAGTGACAAACAAGAAGAACAGTTTAGAAGAAATGTGTTAGCATTACATCAAACAGGAAAAGGATACCATGTTGCTGTTTTGATGAATGCTCCCTTGTTTCACAAGAATCTATCATTTATAGAATTCTGTAAAGAAAACGGAATAAAGTATTTGCCGAGACAGTTAGACCATTGGGGTTGGTCTACAAGAAAGTACAACTATACAGCAGAACAAGTTCAGTGGTTTGATGGAGAATATAAACGTAAAAGCAAGAAGCCGTTGCCCGGAATTGTTATAGAAAAACCAAAAATTAAATTCCGTGATAAGGTTAAGGGTCTAATTAAAAAGGTTGTTAGTTATAAGGTTAATTTAACAAATGTTGGAAGAGCCTGTTGCGGTGGAGAAACACTCTGCACCAATGGTAATTTTAATGATACAGTATTCTTTGTAAAAGACAACAGATTCAAAGATTGGCATTGTAGCATTAATAGGTTTTTTGTTTTTGTAAAACAAGATGATCAAAGCATAAGACATAATAAAGACTGTCGAATGAGATTTGATGGTAAAGTTGGTCCTATGGGATATCTAAAAGATGCAAGAAAGATTTTAGATAAAATGCGAGAAGAAATTACTACAGGAACACGACCTGTAATGATTTGTAAAAAGAAAATGTGTTTCTGTGGGTTATGTGCTCCTAAGGCTAAAACGCTAGACACATACAACACTATGATGACTAGGTATTTTAAACGTGTCTAAAGATGTAAAGTTAAAGTTAGACAAGATCGGTCTAGGATTCTGTTTAGAAAAATGGACAAGTGCTGTCTTTCATCTTCAAAGGGGAGTAACCAACAGTTGCCATCATTGTCCGGGTCATACCATTCCTCTTGAAGAAGTTAAAAAGAACATACACGCTATCCACAATACTCCATATAAAAAAGAACAAAGGAAAATAATGATACAAGGGGATTGGCCTGACGAGTGTAACTTTTGTTCTTCTGTTGAAAAACAGGGTGGCGTAAGTGATAGAATTATAGTTAGCGGTAGGGAGAGAAGTTTAAAACATTACGATTCTATTATTAATGATTGGGGACAAGATTTTAAACCAACTTCTGTTGATGTGTCATTTAACAATGTCTGCAATTTAGCATGTAGTTATTGTGGTCCACAGAGCAGTAGCACATGGGTTAAAGATATTGAAGAAGAGGGAGTGTATCCTAACAACTACAATTCTATTCCTAACGATGTTCAAAGGATAGCTTCTGAGAATCTCTATTCTGAATATTTTTGGCAATGGTTTAAAGAGATATATCCTGGTCTATATAACCTAGTTATTAACGGTGGCGAACCTTTAATGATTAAAGACACATATCGCTGTTTAGAATACATCATTGCACATCCAAATAAAAATCTAAATGTTAACATCAATAGCAATTTGTGTGTTGAAGATAAATTGATCGATAAATTAATTGATCTCTTAAAACAAATAGAAGAAAGAAATCTTGTTTCGAGTGTGTCTATATACACTAGTAACGAAGCTAAAGGACTGCAAGCAGAGTATCTAAGACACGGTCTAAATTACAACCAGTGGATAAACAACATTAGGAAGATTTTATCATCTACGCAAAACGTTAAAATAGGTGTGATGTCTACTTACACAGTTTTGTCTCCTTATAGCTACACTGGCATGTTACAGGATTTAAAGTCCTTTGCAGATGAGTTTGGTGTAAGAAGGATAATTGTTATGCCTAAGTATATTAGACATCCTGCCTTTTTTGATGTAAGGCTTTTACCTTTGAACAATAGACACAGAATTGTTGAAAGTTTAGATTATATAAAGGCCAATATTAGTAATGAACAAACTAAATTACGATTTGAGCAGATATTAACTTATTACGATACTGGACAAACAGAAGGTTGTACAGCACTAAAAGAATTTATTGTTGAGTATGATCGTCGTCGGGGATTAAATTTTAAAGAAGCATTTCCTGAAATAGACTGGTTAGAGTAGTTTGTATTCGTCTAGAGTCTCTGCTTTTTGGATGCACATTCCACAACCACATCTCTCATTAGGACATCTAATAACAGTATCTTTATTGTCTTTCACATACTGTAACAATGCAGATGTGTCAAACAAATAACCAATTGGTCCTTTAGTACCATCAAACTTTGCCTTGCAGGTCTGATGATGATAAACAGCTTCTGTTTCGTGATCTATATGTAAAAAGTATTTGTTTACACCGCAGTACCAACTTTTGAAGTGTGTATCTACAAGTTTAACATTAGTCCACTCGTTGTTTACTTTACCTTGGATGCAACGTCCTCCGCAGCAATTTCGTCCTAATTCTGTTCCTTCTCTGTTAGTGTCAGCAGGATTTGGAATATCCATAAAGTTAAAATACCATTCTTGTTGCTCTGTAGTATATTCTTGACTTGTTCTACGTAGTGTTCCGTCTGTGTCTAAGAACCAACCCTTAACGGTTATGTTACCATCACCAATAGGGCGAGGATTAAATTTAACACCCCACTCCTTTAATATTTCACACACGTTAACAGTTTCTTCCCAGTAATCAGTATGCATCATTACATTAACAGATAATCTAATATCCTTGTTGCTAAGTTCTTTAATATTCTGTAAAACATTATCTTTTAATTTCTGATTTGATTCTGCATGATAGCTAACAGTTACCCAGTTAAAGTTTTTTACGATATTGTCTATAAACTTAGTACTAAAAGCGCCGTTAGTAGTTAACCCTAATCCAAAGTTGCCTTGTGTTTTTGCATAATCCGCAAAATCAAAAAAGATTGGATTGTTAGTCGGTTCGCCGCCAGTGAAGTTAATGTTAACTTTGTCACAATTATAAAGTTTAACATATTCTTTGATGAATTCTAATGTAGCCTTCATCTCTTCAAAGGTTCGATGTTTACTGAAATTATTATGCCGGGTAGCCTCACAATAACTACAGTCATAATTACATCTGCGACCAATTTCCCAAGTGATCATCATCGGTTCTAGTTTGTTAATTAACTTAATTGCTGTAGTTTTTATCATATTTTGTTAGTGGTATATCTGCGGCGCAAGTGCAAAATTTCCTATTGCATATAACAGGTTCTGAAGGTACTATAAATGTACCGTTATAAATGTTACCTAAACTCCCCCCAACTCTACAAGTAGCTCGGTGTACGTTACCGTCCCAGTTAATCATTAAACTTTCAATGCCAGCCGCACAGGTCCATCCATTGTATTGATTCAGATGCAATTTAATTACATCGTTGGCATGTAATTGTTCCATAGGTTTATCTTTATAGAACAACAAAGTATTTGCCTGAACAGTTGCTTCGTGTTCTTTAATCCATTCTAAATCGTGCAAATTGTATCTCATATCATCGAAAACATCGTGGTCTCCTTGAGTCCAACGTATACGTCTTAGTGTACAAGGAATTTGATCAGATATGCATCGTGCATATACTGTTATAGCATTTACCATGTGCTCTGGATGACACATAATCTGTGCTATTAATTTAATCTTTGTAGCATCTGCAATTTTACTTATAGTATTATATACACGCAACCAATCATATTCAAAATGAATACTAAAAACATATTGATCAACAGGTAATATTCGATAAAATTCATAAGGAAGAGTCCCGTTAGTTGTTATGCTAATCCAGTGTATTCCTTTATGTCTAGCGTACATTATTAATTCTTGAAATTTAGGATGTACACATGGTTCACCACCCGTTAGACTTAAACGAATGGGCTTACCGATCATACTTAACTTATCTACTACATTTTTTAACAGATTAATATCCGTGTGTTCTGACGTATTATCGTGTATCAAGCTAGGGCAGTAACTACAATCATAGTTGCATCTTTTACCCAAGTTCCATTCAACCTTAATTGAGTTTTGATGATCCCATCGACTAGTAACCTTAAACATAGGGTTTAAACTCCGGTGCTGCGTCTGTAAAACTTTGATTCCTAGTTGTATCTAATCTACGATTAAATTCTACACAGTCAGCCCAACGGTAACTTTGATCTCTTGCCTGTAGATAATTAATATTATCTTGAATTTGATCTAATGTATATTTTAACAGTTGCGGGTGCTCTTTAACTAGTCTAAAATTTGCCACTTTTTCTTTAACTGCTACTAACCTACTTATTGCTAGTTCTACTAATGGACGTGGCATTACCTGTGCCGATAGTTCTCTAGGAAATTCAACTCTATGTGAGTGAAAAACAATTCCAAGATCATCTAAAAAATATTCAATAATTTTATCTAAAAATAGAACGTTGCTGACCTGCACAGTAAAGGCACCAACAATACGGCTAATGTTAGGAATAGTTTGTATTTGTTTGATATTATTCACAAGCTCAGACCAACTGGCATTACCTCTAATATATTCGTAGCTTGTATGAATTCCATCTATGCTTACATTAACAGCGATACTTTTAAACTTAGGCCAGTACTGCCAAATCGTACGATTGTTTTTACCCAACATACTTAGATTCGTTGCATACTTAATTTCAATTTGATCTCCGTAAGGAGCAAGCATGTCTAATATACGATAGTGCTGCGGATCCATTAGAGGCTCACCGCCTGCAAATTCTACACGGCGGAAATAAGGCAACAGTTTTTCTAAACTAGCCCACCACTCTGGATTATCTTGAAACTTATCCAAGAATGGTTTATTTTTTAAATTATGATCTTCTACAAGTTTAAAAATAATATTGTTATCTTTCTTGTAAAAATCTTCAATTTGTTCCCAGTCATTCCAACTAGTACTGTCACCAGGGTGGCACATGCGACACTTTAGATTACACAAATTGTTTAGTTTAAGCTCTATAGTAGGAATCTCAAACGGCATTGAATAATCTTCTTGCAGGCTATCTAGTGCTTTAGGGTAAAGATTAACTCGTGCTTCCGGTATACGTGCTTCTACATGTCGTTGACGTAAACTTACTACACCTTGGTCTTCTAAATTAAAACAAGGTTCGCATTCCGGAGGGCGTTCATTGTTTAGTACTTGCCTGCGGATGCGCCGCATAGTATCATTGTTCCAAATTTTCTCCAACGACTCTTTGTCAATAAATCCAACGGGGTGACTACGACAACATGCTTTAATTGCCCCGTCTTCTCTAGTAGCTAGACCAGTAAATGGATGCATACAGAATGTTTTGCTATATTGATAGTTCATGAAATATTTAACCTACAAAGTGTGCATATAAATATTTCATGGTACAATCAAGAAAACAGTTTTGGCTACAATCTAAGGTTACACAACTAGGTAATTGGCAAAATCAAATCACAGCAATATCAGGAAGCCCAAGTTTTTGTGTTTTACCGTGGATACACTTAGCAACACGGCCAAATGGTGACATGCGTATATGCTGTGTTGCTAATGCTAGTGGCGCCAATAATGGAAATTATACTGTAGGTCTTGTTAAGAAAGAAAATGGAGATCCTGCAAATTTTGGAAAAGATTTGCCGTCTCAGGCATTTAATAACGATTATATGCGTAGCGTTCGAAAAATAATGCTAGAAGGGGGTGTACCTGCTAGTTGTAAAAAATGCTACGATGAAGAAAGCAACGGAATAGTTAGTAAAAGAATTTGGGAAACTGGCACATGGCACCGTAACGGAATTGACATCCCTGCACTTATACAACAAACAACTGAAGAAGGTTATATTCCTTACAAGTTGCAGTACATTGACCTTCGATTAGGTCACACCTGTAATTTAAAATGTATTATGTGCAGTCCACATGATAGTAGTCAATGGGTGGGAGATCACAAGAAAGTCTATCCATTATTTCAAAGTCCTTTAATTAAAAAACAACTAAGTTGGGAACGTAGCGGGTTTGACAACTTTTGGCATGAGAATCCGGAATTTTGGAAAGAGATTTACAAACAGATTCCTAATATTAAACAAATTTATTTTGCTGGCGGAGAACCGTTAATGATTAAAGAGCATAAAATGTTCTTACAAGAGATTATCAAACAAGGATATGCAGACAAAATAGAACTACGTTACAACAGCAACGGCATATTGATAGATAAACCTATCATTGAAGTGTGGAAGCATTTCCGTAAAGTTAAGTATGGATTTAGTATAGATGGCATGGGAGAGCGTTTGCACTACATTCGCTACCCAACCGAATGGGATACCGTTGTGAAAAATTTGCACATACTAGACACAGCACCTGCTAACATCGAAACAACTATAGCCTGCGCTGTGCAAGTACTAAACATTAAGCACATTCCAGATTTTATAAAATGGAAACTAACGCAAGGATTTAAAAGAATTAACTTAAACGATAACATAGCGGGAGAGACACACAGTGGAGGAATTTTTAGCGCACACTTAGTTTGGATACCGACATGGTTAAGTTTAAGAGTATTGCCTAAAGAAGATAAAGAAGAAGTCCGTAGACTGTTTGAAAATTTAAAACAATGGCTGTGGGATAACTATACACAGGACAATAACTTCTGGAAAGTAGATCCATATGGCTGGAAGAGATGGGAGGGAATTCTAGATTGGATGGAAGCTGAAGATCACTCTCACTTGTTACCAGATTTTAAAGAATATATAAAAGTTATGGATGTCCAACGTAACACAGACTTTAAAAAAGTTTTTCCAGAGCTTGAGCATCTGTTATGATATCTGCACTAAAGTATACTGTACCTATTTCAACGTTAACGTCGGCTATTTCTACTGTTGATTTTACACAATTTAGGTATGCACTAAACGAACCAACTGGTGATTTTTTTTATGAACCTTGGACTCTTAAAAAAGAATATGTTGGAACAGTTTGGGAGACTATTCTCAACACATTACCAATGAAGATTGGTGAAGCTAGACTAATAGTATTAAAACCTGGAACTTGTTATCAGAGTCATGCTGACATAGACGACAGATACCATTTAAACATAAGTGGACAATACTCATTTCTAGTCAATCTAGACACACTAGAGATGTTCCCGCAAACACAAGACGGAGTGTGGTATGAGATGGACGCTGGGGCAAGGCACTCAGCAGTAAACTTTGGTAGTGTTGATAGAGTACAATTAGTAGTAAGAAAACTGCTCAACAATACGAATCTTCAAGAATTTAACACAGTTGAAATTAAACCAATCTGTGAAAAGCCTAGATTTGTATTTGATGACGAAGTTAGTTCATGGTTAAGTAGTATGAACAAAAAAGAAGCAATAGACAATTTCAAAGTTCTTACCGATGGGGTAAGATTTAATTTAGACCTTAGATTTAAAAATGAACTAGATAAAATCTCTAAAGATAAATTTCAAATCAATATATTATGAGCCATGCATTATTCTTTTCGTTAACAGGTAAACGCTGGGAGCGCACTCTGTGGGTACACCGAGTTGCTACATTTCTGCGAATGAACAACTGGGATGCAGAAGTTGTAGACTTTACGGCGTTTTGGAAACTAGAAGAGTTGCAAGAGTTTGTTCGTTCTAGAACTACTAATAAAACAGTTATGTTCTGCTTTGGTACAGCATTCTTAAATCCGTGGAGCCCTTACCTAAATGATTTTATTGCATGGCTAAAGCAAGAATATCCCAATGTTCCTGTTGTTGTAGGCGGAAACAATGCAATGGTTACTCCAGCAGAAGGAGTAGACTATTGGGTAGACAGCTACGGAGAAAATGCTGTTCTTGCACTTTGTCAACATCTCATTGGAACACTAGGTGAAAGACTTAAAACTGATATAACAATACCTCACAAGAAAGTTATTAGAGGACTGCATCACTATCCTAGTGCTCCGCTAGAAAACTACTTAGTCGATTACGAAGCACGAGACTTTATGATGCCTTGGGAGTGTCCGCAAATTGAAACAGCACGTGGTTGCATGTTTAGTTGCTCTTACTGTAACTTTCCTATTATAGGACAGGCTAAAGACGTTAGTGTAAGCAAAGAAGAATTTAAACGCCAGATGCAAACAGGCTACGAGAAGTGGGGAATTGTTAATTGGCGGGTAATGGATGAAACATTTAACGATCGTCCCGAAAAACTACAGAAGTATGCAGAAGCAGTTGATGAGTTAGGGTACAATCCTTGGATATGTGGATTTGCTAGAGGTGACCTAGTTGTTAAACACCGTGAACATTGGGACACATATATTAGGTTAGGGTTTCTTGGTCATAGCATGGGTATTGAAACGTTTAATAAAGAGGCAGGTAAACTTGTTCGAAAGGGCATGGATCCTGACAAACTAAAAGAAGGACTATTAGAGTTCCAAGGTTATACTGATATTCATGCACCTAGACGCTACAGAGCAAATATACAAATGATCTGCGGAATACCTGGAGAAAGCATAGAGTCATGGAATGAATCACTGCAATGGCTTAATATATATTGGACTAGGCAAAGTGCTAGCGCACATATTTTAGAAGTACCTGACTATGACGAAACACTAACTAACCAAAGTCGCTTTACTAAAGAACTAGTTAGTAACGGATTAATTAAATTAGAAGCTAGACAAAATCCAGGATACGAAGTATCTAAAGACAGTGGCGGAAATGTTATATTCAAATCTACAACACCACGTGGCGGTGGTGTAGGCAGCACAAGAAATGATGTTGTTATTTGGAAACACAACACAATGGATTGGTATCAAGCAGAAACCTTAGTACAGGAATTTTATTCCGATGCAGGGTTTAAAGGACTTAGAGGATGTAATCCTTTCCTATCAGATAGATTGTTTGCATACTACGAAACTAATTCTTATGAAGATGTATACGATCACAAAGTATCAAGAATAGATACTTCTGATCAAAAGTTTAAAGAACAAGTTCAAAGTTATATTGATAAAAAATTAAATTGGAGTAAAACATGACAGACATAAGCAACTGGGGTTATTACCATAAATTAAATCCCACAGGAACTCCGTATCCATCAAACCTGTTGTATACTCCTAGAGTCAATCCAGAAAAAACTATAATGTGTGCTCACTATTGTATTGATCCTGCATACAGACCGGAAGAAACTACGATAGTACCGGAAAATTTAGTTGAATGGTTTTTTCATAGAGATGTTAAATTTTTAAATCAATTATCTCATCTTAAAACTACGCCAGCACTCTATGAAGTAGATTATGAAAACAGAAAAATCTTTATGGAATGGAACAAAGAAACTCTATCGCAGATATTGTTTACTCCTGGTAGAGATTTAGATATAGAAATTCCCGATTGGAAAGAACAAATGAAAGCGTTTTTTATTTCGACAAAAGAAAATAATTTTTGGAAGGTATCGTTGTATCCGAATTGTTTCTTTATTTCAAAAGATGGTCAATTAAAAACTATAGACAACTATGCAGTTATTCCTTACGAAGAACGATTCATAGAAAGAAAAATTATTGAAGGCATAATTGGCAAGGATGGTGCTTATCGATTTGATCATTCAACTGACGAACGTGGATTTATCGATTTTAAAAAGTTCTTTGAAATCACAATAACAAAACATTTAAAAGAACGTTCCTGGGGAAATACAATATTTTCTGATATATTTGAAGAAGTTTATAAGAATGATTAATTGGAATACCGTAATATCTAATCTCAAAAATGGTCGAGTAATCACTGTTGACCCTGCACGATGGAACATGGCCAATCCCGAATATCAACAAATGCTGGAACTGTGGAAATCTAAAAATTTTAATACAGATAGTGTTAAGTGGACAAACTTTTACGATACCAAAGAAATAGAAACTAAGATAGCTAACGAGTTAAACATAACACCATTGCGGAGTTGGATCAGTTGTGTAGAGCCTGGATTTATGACAGGCTATCACTATGATATAGATGATAACGAAGAAGAATATTTAAAGTACGGATTATTGAAGCGTTATTCAGTTTTTATCAGCGAACCTAGTATAGGACATATTTTTATATTAGGTAAAGAATACTTTTACAATAAACCACAAGGCACAATAGTTAAATGGTCAAACTACAGAGAATGGCACAACGGAATAAACGGTGGACTTGAAAACAAATATATGTTTCATATTATAGGATACTAAATGTTTTCTTTTGACCAGTTATCTAAAGTTCAAGTTGAAATAACAAATCGCTGTCAAGCAAGCTGCCCTATGTGCTTGAGAAATATACACGGCGGCATTGATAATCCATCATTGCTGTTAACAGACTGGGATCTACAACGGTTTCAAGATATATTTACTAGTGAAGTTTTAGAGAGAATCAAGTCTATAAACTTCTGCGGCAACTTTGGCGATCCTATTATGAATAATAATTTGATTGCTATGTGCAGTTATGCTACAGAAAAGAAGACAAGTTTAGAAATTATAATAAGCACTAACGGTTCTGCTCACACTAGTGATTGGTGGCAAAGGCTAGCACATGCCCTGCCCAAAGAACACAAAGTAATTTTTGCTATAGACGGACTACAAGACACACATTCTATCTATCGTATTGGTACAAACTATGACATGATTATTAGAAATGCCAAAGCATTTATCGATGCAGGGGGCATAGCACATTGGATGTTTATTAGATTTAAGCACAATGAGCATCAAATTGAAACCGCTAGAGATTTAGCACAAGAATTAGGATTTACTGCATTTACACTTAAAGATAGTAAACGATTTGGTAAACAATTTCCTGTGCTCGATAGACAAGGTAGCATTACATACTATATAGAACCTCCTAGCCACAGTAGAATTAAACCAGTTGAGTTTGTAGATTTGAAAGACTACAAACAATGGCAAAATGATGTAAGTTGTTTTACTTTTGACTCAAAAGAGTTGTTCATCGATGCCAATGGCTACGTAATGCCTTGCTGTCTAATCAGTTCATTTTTGTATGCTAACTACGATGTTGATCTTTATAAGAAGTATAGTGTTGTAGACGAAACTAGTATTATAGGAATTGCAAGAGAAGTTCAACAAGAAGTGCTTACTATACTACAAGAGTTAGGTGGCCTAGAATCTCTTGATGCTAAGAAAAATTCTATTAAAACTATTATGAGTACAGAGGTCTGGCAGACCTTAATGCATACTAAATGGGAAACAAAGTCGTCTTCTACTTGCAAGATATTATGCGGTAACAATTCGCCTTTTATTAAAATTAGCGAACAACTTAGTCGTACATAGTAATCTGTAAAGTGTAGCGAGTATTATAACCAATATTTGCAGGACCATGAATCGTCATAGGATTATTCCATTCATACATATCTCCAGCTTTGTAGTCAGCAATATACTTGTTATCCCAAACAAATACATGTCCTGGCTCCCAGTCTTGTAGAAACATTGTATATCTTACAAAATTTGATACTTCTGTTAATTGTGGATCTATATGCATGGCCTGAAACTCACCAGGATACAGCATTATAAACCACCAGTTAACTTTTGTTCTTTTTTCTGGAACGTCCGGTAATGTAAATTTAAAATCTTGCATCTCAGGAGAAGATGGATTCATCTGATGAAAGAAGTATTTGTTATTAGAGTATCCAGGCCTAGCCATTTCTGTAAACTTTTCTAGCAAGGCATTTCCCCTCCACCTATCAGGTTGCCATACTGGAGTGCGATCTCCTTGACACGATTTCAAATGTTCAAGAATGTTTTGCTCTGTAATCCAGTTTAAAAAATTGCCTATGTATTTCATACTAATCCATCATAATTAAAATACTGATTAAGCGATGAATATTTTTCGTATTCAAGTATTCTTACAGTTACTACTATTCGAGTTTTTGTTCCATAGTTTTTTACATTATGATAGATGTTTGATTTTATGAAAGTAGGTTTGTCAATTATTATTTCTTTAATAGGGCCATCGCTTCCTTTATAAAAATTAATAAAAAATTTAAATGGAAATTCTTTTCTTTCGTAGTAGTGTGTAATTTCTTTATCGCTATCATTAGTTGGGTCATACCAATAGTTTATAGTATTTTCATAATTACTAATTGGAATTATTAACACATATTGACTATTATACGGATAGTTATCCCAATTAATGTCGTCAAACGATCTGTCTGGTTGATTTTGTATCGATTGTTTTATTTGATTTGTATAAAATAGATCAGGGTCTTTTTTCACACCGTCTACATGTATATCTGTTGTAAAACCTGGAGGAACTGTTCTTACAGCAATTTCGTAAATTCTGTTTTTAGATCTGTTAGAAACGAACGAAAAAATTGTTGGAAAACATTCGTTAGGCAACCTAGTCCATGTTTCTCTATCTAATATTCCTGATTTATCGTGCTCCGGGTGATTTTTTAAATAGTCTAATACTTCTGCTTGCATTTCTAATAAATTAGGAACATTTAATTTTAGAAAAAAATCAGTGTCTTTCATTAATATGTCTCCAAATGATCAATACCTAATTTCTTACGGAATTCCTTGGTAAACTTACCGTCGATTCGTAGTGAATAAGATTGTTCCATAATACGTTCACCGCCATGCCAATCTACATCATTCCACCAAGCTGCTCGACAGTTTAAGTATGTTTTATCTTTAGTCTCTGGATCCCACAAATAAAATGCTTTCTTTGTATTAGGACGGATGTGTATAAATTCATTGCGGTGTGGTTTAACAACGTTAACACCGTTCTTAGCATCTAAGTCGCGGTGCTCAAATGGAATGCCGTCTGCTTCGCAATGGAAAAATATAACACGACCTATGTCTTCAAACACTGTACCAACTAGACTTTCCACCCATTTAACTACACTAGGAAAGTATTCAGCTTCTGGAGTTAATTTTCGAGGTGCAGTTCTGTCATCCCAAGATCCTTCTTCCCACAAGTAATAATAAATGTAAGGATCGTAAGCACCCATAGCATGTTTTAAATAACGTGTAAAGATATTTCGTTCTTGAAAGTTCTTAAAATCTTTAGGCATCAACTTCATGCCTGCTTGTTTGATAGGATCATTATCTGGCAATTGTTGAAACTCTTGCATGGCTTCGTAAATAGGTTTCCAACTTACTCGATAGCTCATATCATCAAAGGTAAAACCAGGAGTCATCCATGTGCCCTCTTTGGCATACTCTCGTGCTAAGGCAAATCCTGTTAGAATCTCAGGTTGTAGTTGATCAAACTCCGCCATGTTAAGGTACGGAGTTATATCAAAATATGGTTTATTGTTTATGCCGTGTATCATATTTTCTCTGATATTTTTCTGGCACTGTATCATACAATGGCAGATTTTTGTTTATAGCACCATCGCGTAATATAACTTGATGGACCAACGGACTTACTGGCTTGCCGGGCAACATGTCTGCCCATGATTCTGTTTGATCTTCTTCTAAATCAATAGTTCTCACATCTGGCCATTGTATAATTTTTACTAATATGCCGTTAATACGTAATGGATAATGCACACGTATACCATATTTTGGATCATATTCATGTGTCCATCCTTTGCGTTCGCACACATCGATTACCATTCGCAATAGTTGTGAAAGATAAATTTTTTCTTCACCCGGATGCCTGCCAATGTCGGTACCTACTCGAATTCTATATTGATCACAAATACGATCGCCGAATAGTTGTATCTCTTCTAGGCAGTATTCAAGTTGAGCTATAGTTTCTAATGTGTAACTAACATTTTTAATTTTCATGCCTAACTTTAAACAATTTTCAATTCCTTCTATTTGTTTTTTTCTAACAGTGTGTCCTTGATAGTCGGGGTGGTTAAGACCAATCGTCCATGATACTGTTTTCATGTCGGCAAACTGTTTAGCGTATTCGTAATCTGCTAAACAAACACCATTAGTTAAAATCATAATAGCACGATGTTTTCCTGGAAGTGATTGTATAGATCTACAAAGTTCAGGAAGATCTTTTCTCACAGTAGGCTCTGCACCCATTAGTGCAACATTATAACCATCATCCTCCCAAGATTTAACTATCTCTAAAATTTGTTCAATAGGAGGATCTTTACTCATATTATTAGGAATTTGGTAGCAATGAGGACAATTTAAATTACATTTGTTTGTAATCTCTAGACAATATGTTTTATTGCTTGGCGTAGGATACTTATAGTTAATATAAAAATCAGCGTCTGGCTCTACTAGATATTCAGATACTCCATGCTGCTTACATTTTTTACTCAACCATATAGAACCATTTCTTTCAAATAGCACAGCAGAAACGTGTCTATAACAATGTTCACATATCGATGTTGTATCGTGTATTTTATTCATGTCTATATTTTTCAGGTACTGTATCTAACAACATCTGTCCTTTATTAACTGCCTGATCTCTTAATATAACTTGGTGTAATAGTGAACTCATAGGTTTACCTGGCACAATGCTAGCCCATGACTCACTTTGCACTTCTTCCAAATCGATAGTTCTTACATCGCACCATTTAATAAATTTGTGTTCGATTTTGTTTATGCGTACAGCAAAGTGTGTACGGTTACCGCCTATGTAGTCAGGCTCCCAAGTCCATTCATTGTCTAAACAAAACTGTTTAGCAACCGCTACTAATTCTGACAAATACAATTCTTTAAAGTCTCCTTCTGGCACACGACCAATTTCGACTCCTAATTGTATTCTAGCACTAATACCAAACTTTTGCACTTCATACATTACATCAGATAGTTGTTCTAAGTTAGCTAATGTATAAGTTAATGTTTTTACATCTAGTCCTAGCCGAAAGCAGTTTTCTAATCCTATCATTTGTTTGTCTCGAATTTGTCCACCGTTATAATCAGGATGGTTCAATCCAAATGTCCATTTGAGTCTAGGAATACCTTGGAATCTCTTTACATAATCCCATTTAGCAAGATACACTCCATTAGTGACTATTATAATATTTCTAGGTTTTCCAGGTAATGCCTGTATGGCTAACACTAAATCAACAAGATCCTTTCTTACTGTAGGCTCAGCACCGACAAGACTAACCGCATAACCGTTATCGGGCCACGATTGCACCTCAGATAACAGATAATCAATGCTAGGATCTTTGCTGTTATTATCAGGCATTTGATAACAATGCGGGCAATCTAGATTACATCTATTAGTAATGTCTAACCAATATGAACTGGGTCTGCGTCTTTCGTACTGTTGATTAAGATAAAATTCTGCATCAATGTCTACTAGGGTTTCATGGTATCCGTGTTTTGGACAAGTTTTTGCCAACCAAATTGCTCCGTCCCTCTGAAATTTTACAGCAGGTACGTGTCTATAACAATCCTCACAAAGAGAAATAGTATCACTTATTTTATCCATGAAAAATATTTATGATAATTACTGTATGGACAAAAAATTTAACTATTATTATAACAATGTGCCAGGTAGTGGTCCTTGTAGAAACAATTTAATATACACGAGTCTTATGTCCGAAGACAATACTGTATTTGTACAATGGTATCATAATGACACAGAATATCACAAAGGCAAGAACCAAGTAGTTGATCCTAGCAAGATGGAAGAAAAATGGCTGCGTGAAGTTAACTATCTCACACAGATGCGTAATGCCTATCCTGACTTAATTCCAAATATTCTTAAAATTGATTTAAATGATAAAAAAATATACCTAGAAGTCGATGGTCCAGATTTTTGGGAACAGGCAAGATGCCTAACAGAAAATTTTGATTCTGTATTACCGGACTGGCAGGATCAGATGATTGAAATTATTAAGGCTCATAAAAGCTTAGGACTGCACAAATATAGTATGCATCCTAGCAGTTATTTTGTTGTTGGCGGGAAATTAAAAAGTATTAATTATTTTTTTACCTATAGGAAAACTGAACCAACAATTAGCATATCAGAAGTTGAAAGTCATATCTATACTACTCGACAAGACGAAATACGTAAACACCTAGAAAAGTTAGGCATCGAATGGGATAAAAAGCAGGCTTGGAATGTAATGGATCAGTTGTGTTGGGAAAGTTTCCGCACTAACTACCCAGCAGAGTTTATTGAGCGTGTTAAAGAATGTATAAAATAATTCCGTGGTCTAAAGATTTAGATTTAACAAATTTTTATCATTATTGTAATGTTAAAGGATTTGTAAACAACGCTAGTCAAAAAGAAATGGTAGACTGCTTTCGTAATGAACGTGAATGGCAAGTATGGATTTTATATTATAATGATGTGGCAGTAGGTAGCGTAGCCGCACATAGTATAGACGAAGGATATCGTATATGTGCTAGAACGTGTGTGTTGTCGAATTTACTTCCTTTAAATACACTAAGAACACGAAACCAGATTGCCACACATAATCACGTCACAGCACAGTTCTTTATGCCTGTTTGTATAGAATGGGTAAACAACAAAGGAGACATATATATTACTAGTCATCCTAGTGAAATAGGAACTCAGCGTATGGTTCACAATGTCTGGGCTCCTACGATGGAAAGAGTTGGCGTAATTAATAAGGCATTTGAAAAAGAGTATAGGGGTCATATACAGACGTTTTGGAAATTAAATTCAAGTGTATTTTTAGAGCAGTTGGAAAAATATAAATGGTAGATAAGTTTAAACTTGAAAAGAAAAAATCAATAGTATGTTGCATACTAGATGTTATTAATAATTGTAAAAGCGGTTATGCTAAAGAGGTTTGTGTTAACTTAACTGATTTTTTAATACATCGATTTGACCTAAAAGGATATGACATTCTTATAAGCAAAGACGAAGATGCATTACTAAACGCTGCTGCTGACGAAGGATATCAACATGCTGTTATCATTGCGGCCGGGACTAGTTTAGGACTATCAGACAGGTTGTTTGGAGCCATCGAAGCTCAATGCAACGAAGATTTTTTTATTGCAGGCCATATTCTTGATAGGGGTGATCATTCGTATTACAAGAACGCTTGTTTTGAACTGCATCAACAATTTTATATTATTAATTTAAAAGATTATAATAACCTTAGCCGGCCACTAGTTGGTACTGAAGAGTGGGTTGAGTACCAACAACTTGCTCCTGTGCGTAGCGTAGAGTCGTTGTACAATGATCCAGAGATTCCTGCATGGGTGCATAAGGGCACCGAGCTTAAAACATACTCTGTTAAATTACACGGGTGGAATATACTAAACGTAGGATTAGAAAATGACAAAAAAATACTAACACTCAATGAAGAAATACGTGTAAGTAAAAAGTATCTATACTACGAATATGACCATGTTTTTTTAAAAGAGTTACTACAAATAAAAAATTATCATTTCTTTGGCGTAAACTTTTTTGCAGGATGGAATTCGGACGGCATACGATACAGCTTGCCGTTTGAGGGTCCTGTAGATCAATACGCTACAGTAGGCATTGGGTTTAATTGGATTAAAAATCTTCAACTAGTTGGTTTTACAAACAGTACAAAAGTTATTTTTACAGACATTAATCATAATTGTTTAATGTTTATGAAGAAGATGGTAGACGAATGGGACGGAAAAGACTATGCAGAGTTTTATTGGAAGAATAAACCAATGCTACCTAATAACGCTCCTCACATCTCTGAAAATTATAAAGAACAAGTCCAGAACCAGTGGGAACAATTTTTGTTAACAATTGATGACTGGGATACGCTGTGGGCACAAGTTAAAACATTAACCTATGATTATATCCTTATTGATTATACAGCAGCGTTTAATTTTGATTGGTTAGAGCCTGGCAGAAGAACATTATTAAATTTAAGTGATTTATATAACCACTCCCCGCTTATTGCATCAACTAGTGTAAAGTATCGAATTGCTTGTGAAAATATGTTGTTTCAAAAATTAAAAAATAAAGATCCTAACGTAGTTCTCATGCTAACATCTAGAGCTGCTGATGGTTTCTGGAGAGAAAGAAATGAACAACATTATGACAAAGTTGGCAATTTTGTTTATACAGATATCAAAGATTTAAAAACACCCGACTGGCATAAAGAAGATTGGCAACATAATAGCAGTCGCCCAATAGGAGTAGTATAATGAAAGAGTATTTTAACTCTGAAGGACGTTATTTAAAATTAGATATTAAACTCCCGTATGAAGAGATGTGTAAGGAAGCATTTGCTTTAATAGATAAATTCTCTCCGCATAGAGGAGACAATTATAGTCATATTGGTTGGGAAAGTCTAACCTTACACGGGCTCGGATGGAACAAACATGAAAATTATGATGCGTATGGTTATAAAAAAGGAAAAGATGCTAGTAATGATATGCATTGGACAGAAATAGCAGACCTGTGTCCTATAACAACTAAATGGCTTAAAGAAGTTTTCCCGTGCAAAAAATATGGTAGGGTTAGATTTATGTTGCTACGTGCAGGCGGAAAGATTTCTCTACACAGCGATTCTAGTATAAAGTTAATTGAAAATATAAATGTCGCCCTTAATAATCCTCTAGGTTGCAAGTGGATATGGGGCGATGGTGAAGAAATAAGTATGGAACCCGGTGGTGTCTATGCTATGAATTTATATTATCATCATTCGGTAGTTAACGAAAGTACTGAAGATCGTATGCATATGATTATTGCTAGACATGATGCTACAGACGAATGGAAAAAACTAATAGAAAATGCCGCTGAAGCACAAGGCGTCAGCGGCGAATACATTGTCATAGACGAGCTGCCTTAACTTGTGTAATCTTGATCTGGATAATCAAAACAGGCCCTATGCAGGGTTCTTTCTGTTATTCGATTAAAAGGCCATCTTTTATGTATGCCTATTTCTTGATCAGCAATAAGAATATCTCCATCTTTCCAATCATGATGATAAACGTATTCTTCTCGAACTACAAACTCACGTAAAAAATCTGTTATTTCTTTACTTCTGTTTTCGTCTAGTTCTTTAATTTTATGAACATGATACATAGGAAAATATATTCCTTTGTTTCCAGCTTTATTAATTTTTATTAAAGGCGGATGGTATTTAGCAATGCCATCTTCTCCCATCTTTGATAACTCTTCATAATCAGATTCTAGATCGTCCTTACCTAATCCTAATCCTCGGTAAATTTCAAGATGGCAGTTTTCTAATTCTTGTTTTAGATCTTCGGGTAGGTCGTTATATGATAGACTATTGTTAGTATAACTAGTTCTAGAACCTTTAGATCCTTCTACGCTATGTAACCAAACTATAGGTTTTCTATCTTTAACTCCGGGCTCGTTACAATGCCATACCATTTCACAGTCGTAAGCGGCAATGCCTACACGACCGTGTTCGTCTTTTTTACCGCTTACTCGTAGAAACAAATCTTCAGATCCTTTTACCATAGCACCTGCTAAAGTACCAACATAGTTGTCAGATTCAGCAACAACAAATTTTTGTGTATCTTTAAACATTTTTAAAATTCTTACTTCGTCTTCTATGCTTAAATGTTGATTTCGAATAACTACTAAGGTATGTTTTGCAACTAATTTCGATATTTGATTTATATCTTCTTGAATTGCATTACCCATATTAAAATCTTCTATAATTACAGTCCAACTATTTTTGTCTAACTTATAGTTTATCATATTTGTTCCTTTCTGGATAATCAAACATTGCTCGATGCAATAATCTAACAAGCGGGGGTTTGAACAATCTTTTCTGCTCCTATCATTTTTCTAAATTTTTCTGTAAATCTTCCATTGATTCTTAAAGTATATGTAGGTCGTTGAATTGGAAGACCGCCATGCCAAATATTTTCATTCCACCAAGCAGCTCGGGTGTTCATAAAAACACGTTCTCCAGTATTAGGATCAATAATATAAAAAGGTCTATCGCAGTCTGTTTTTATATGAATAAATTCTTTTATAAGATCAGGTGCTTCAGGCATAGGAGCATCTTGGCTGTTAAAATCAGCATGTTCCCAAGGAATTCCTCCAGAGTCCACAGTTATCAAGTTAACTTGATATAAATCAAGTAACACATCAGTTTTGATTAGAAAATGCACCCATTTTACTAGGCCTGGAAAATGTTTTGAACAGTCTCCTAGTATATTCCCTTCCTCAATAACAGGGTAAACCCGATAAAAATCATAAGCACCAAATGCATTTTTTAAATAGTCAGTAAGCTGATTATGATTTAATCCTTTACCTGCTATTTTAAAAGGATCGTCCTCGGAAAGTTGCTTCCACTGTTTTACTACTTCCCATAACGGATTAATTAGTATTCCTTGAGCATGTGGTCTAATTTCACCATAGGTGAAATGTATTCCGTCCCAGGCAAGATTTTTAGCAGTGGCTATTCCTCGACAAATTTCAGGTTTTAATCTGTCCCACTCTGTTAAGTCAATGTGAGGTTCTAAATCTATGAAAAGTTGGTTACTCATAACACATATTTAGTGAACAAACAAGCATATAAATAGATTTATGAAACACATCGAAGAAAAATTACAACAGTTCCTTGATAAAATATTGATTCCTGATATTTCCCTCCATGAGGGCAACCTTAACAAATATAATATACGATATAAAGAAGTTAGTCATTTTGAAGGAATTATGTTTGAAAAAGGATCTATGAATTGGAGTCCAAGTTTTCAAGATGTGTCTAATAGAATTTTTATTGGCGCATATTCTAGCATCCGAAGTGGCGGCTATATGCGATCAAATGTATTCATTGGCAGACATAGTGGATTTGGCTATCGATGCACAATTGCAGGCGGTATGCACAATTTTAGTGGGGTTAGTATAAATCCAGATACTATAATGGCCAGAGAATCTAACTACACCGACGATGAACTAGAACGCCTTAACATTCCTAAGAACAGAACTAGTATTGAAGGAATGAATACGCCTGTTATTATAGGAAATGATGTTTATCTAGGTGATGGAATTGTTGTCATGCCTGGCGTTACGATCGGTGACGGAGCTGTAGTTGCTGCTAATGCTGTAGTAACTAAAGATGTAGAACCTTATACTATTGTAGGAGGTGTTCCTGCAAAAAAGATTCGAGATAGATTTCCAGATGATGTTAAACAAGCATTGCTTAATACACAATGGTGGAATGCAAAACTAGAAGTTTTAAAATCTCTTCCGGCAGATAACGTTTTTAGATTTATAGAAAAGTTTTCAAAGTTAGATGATAGCAAATGGGACGATATCCCAACACTGACATTTAGGAAAGAATGATGGATTGGTCAAAAGTCAAAGCTGTTGCTGTAAACATAGATGTAGATGAAGATGCTTTAGAAAAAGAACTTTGTAGTATTCCTTGTGATAGATGGAACACAGAGCATTTAAATGAACATGGTAATGGATGGAAAACTGTGTTTCTAAATAAAAATTCTACTCAAGTTTTTGAAGACTTCAAAACAGCAAAACTTATTCCACATTCAGATTGGGCATGGGATGATTCAATTCATACACCTTATATTAGATCGTTAATTGAATCGTTACCTATAAAAACTATAGGAATGGTTCGAGCATTTATTCTTACCGGACCTTTAGTTATTCATGTTGACAGCGATGATACTACACCTTTAGATCTTAATAAAAATTTAGGATTAACTATAGCAACTAAAATGACTGGTCCTATGTGGATGGAGGATGGTGTTGAAGTCAAAGAAAAATGTGTCTTTTTTAACGATTCTATTCCCCACGGATTTCCTAATAGTAATGGCAAGCAAATTAGTATTAGAGTGTTTGGCGATTTTGATTATGATAAGTTTAAAGTTGTAGAGGTTTATAAATGAATATAGAATATCTAGACCTTCCTAAAATACCTGAAGAGATAATAGTTGACATTTATCAAACTATTAGGAATACTGCACCAAGAGAAAGACACTCTGTTCCTGAAGCTACAGATGCTGAAAAGCATGATGCATGGAACAGTATAAATGCTAGTGAAAAGTTAAAAGAATTTACACGTTCACTATTTGACTTTGATCACGACGTTCATATATTTGTTTTGTCTGGAAATTTACCTGTACATAAAGATAACATGCGAGATATTGCTTACAATTATGTGTTAGAAACCGGCAACGCAATTACAAATTTTCACAATAACGATCAGGTGTTAGTAGAAGAAAATTCTATAGAGCCGTTTAGATGGCACAAATTAGACGTAAAGAGTTTCCATAGCGTATTGATTCCTGCACCGCCTAGAGTATTAGTGAGTGTATCAGTATACTGGAAAAAATAAAATGCATGGATTGATACTGACAGGATTTAACTCTCATTCAACTGACCAGGCATCAGGTAAAAGAACCGCAGGAGCACACAGAATTGCTACATATCTTAGACAACATGACTGGGACATTGAAGTGATAGAATTTGTTATGGCTTGGAATATTGAACAATTAAAAGAACTTTCTCGGTCAAGGATTACAAACAAAACAATTTTTGTTGGATTTGGAGGAACTTTTCCTATTTGGTCAGAAACAATTGATGCTTATTTCGAATGGATAAGAAAGACATATCCTAATATTAAAATTATTGCGGGCGGGCAAGTTTCAAATCTTTATAAAATAGAAGCAGATTGGTATGTCCACGGTTTTGGTGAGCGAGCACTTGAGGCATTATTAAAACACATTGTGGGAAACGAAACAGTTAAGTGGCAGTTTGGGATTAACGGTAGAAAAGTTATAAACGGTAACCTAGATTATCCTAGCTTTCCTATGAAAGATTTAAGTATTAAGTATGAAGATAGAGATTTTATTTTGCCCTCGGAAACATTAACAACTGAATTAGGTAGGGGGTGTGTTTTTAACTGTAGTTTTTGCAACTTTCCTATATTAGGTGTGAAAACAGATCATACTAGAACAGCAGAAAATTTGTATACTGAATTAGCAGATAATTATGAAAGATTCGGTGTTACAAAATATATCATTGCTGATGAGACTGTTAATGATTATAGCGAAAAATTAGAAAAATTTGCAAAAGTAATTAAAGATTTACCGTTTAGACCAAGAATGTATGGATTTGCAAGAGCCGACTTGTTGGTATCTCGTCGACATGATTGGGATACTATGATTGAAATGGGGTTTGTTGGTCATCACTACGGGATTGAATCTACAAACATAAAAACTTTAAAAACTATTGGAAAAGGTTTAAAGCCTGAAATTCTCCTACCAGGTTTGATTGAGGTAAGAAATTATTTTAAAAAACATTCGGAATATAAAAGTGATTTAAGTTTGATTGCAGGCTTACCGTATGAAACTAAAGAATCATTACAAGAAACGTTATCCTGGACAAGAACTAATTGGAAATCCGAATGTACTATTTTATTTCCAATGTATATTCCTAAAATCGGATTAGACAGAAACTCAAGAATAAGTAACGATTATAGCAAGTACGGGTATCGTGAAACTCAATATGATTACTTACCTGAAATTAGAGAATTATACAAAAAAATACCAACACAGTACGGTATGGGGGAAGGCTTACTACAAGCTACTGGTTTAAGTTGGGAAAATGATGAATGGGATATCAGAGATGTAATGAACATTGTAGTTAATTTTTATAAAGATCATGATGAATATTCAGGCCTTTCAATATGGCGTATAGGAGAGTACGAGGCGGCGCTAGATTTGCCACACGATGCATTTGTTGATAAGACAATGAAACAAATTGATCATCAATTATTTTTACAAAAAAGTAAAGAGTTTGTAAATGATTACATTGAGAAAAAATTAAATTGGACTAAAAATGAAACGGACATTAGAACCTGAAATAATGCTTGATGCTTTAAAATGTAAAGAATACAATAATGTTAGTCATCGTCAATACAAAAACAACCAATATTTAAATTATTATGAGAAATACTGCGGGTTAACAAAAGGTACATTAATAGATTTAGGTAGTGGACCTGGTGTTCATTTAGAATATATGAGGCTTCGTTTTCCTGATCTAAAAATTATTGGCTACGAAAGCTCAGATGCTATGATTGCATTAGCCAACGAAAATACCAGTGTAGAGATTCAAAAAGGTAATATATATGACATTAATGACACCAGCGACGGTGTATTGTGTATGTATACGTTGCATCATCTGCACGATCCTATTAAATTTTGGAAAACAGTTTCTAGAATTTCAAAAGGATATGTCTATATTGAAGATTTTGAAAGGCCGATGACAGATATAATGTTTGACAAATTTAACGCTATAGATGATTTTAAGCATTCTTTAAAAGCCTCATTTACACTAAATGAAATCAAATCTCAATTAATATGTGTTGGTTTAAATTATAATGTTATAAGAAAACCAATTGATTTTGAAAAAGAATTATACAAGTTAATAATTTACCAGAAAATATAAAGAATATTATTTTTTATTACTCCGTACCCTCTAATAATTATTCTCATATCGTCGTTAGAATTAAATTTAGCTGGACTAGCCCTGTGCAAAAATCTTTCTTCTTGTATTAGTAAAGTTCCTTGTTTGTAATTTATTGTTTGATATTCTTTTAAATTACAGTTAGGGTTTGAACAAATATCTCCAACTAACTTAACATGATCTTTACAGAAAAAGTTAGACATTTCTTCTTCTGACGTATTTTTATATTTACTTACAGTTTGTGGATAATAGTCGAAGCTATAGTCACCATTGGATATCATTATAACAAATGTATAGGCTTTATTAAAATACGAATGAAAATTTTTATTGTAATCGTTAAATTCTTTCTCGTAAGAAAATAATGGTAACTCATTGTCGTAATGCCATAGTGCAGTCTTAGGTTGGTTTGGCAATATAATAGTATAACCAGGTTTTCCAAAATTATTTGTGAATTCAACTTTAGGAAAAAGTTTAGTTAATTTATTTTTTAATAATTCATATACTTTTAAATTAACAGGTGTTTCTGTATTGTATTTTTGAACTTCTGTTGACTCTAATCGAATCATTGCGCTAAAAAAACAATTTCCTAACGTTCTGTACTGTGTTAGCGGATTAAATTTCCAAAGATTTCTATATTTAATTACTTCATTTATTAATAAATTACATTCGTCTATTGTAAAAAAATTATCATACTTTGTTAACATTACACATTTTTCCAAGTACTATTATTAACTACCTCAGATTTTCTTTTTAGAAATTTTTTATTACTAACATCAAATAAGTCTCCAGTAAAGACTCCATTGATTATACATTCTCCCAAGTCTGAAAATTCTACCGCGTATCCTTCTTTTGCGGTAAAATCAAATTTTTCCGAATTGTATCCGGCAAATACAGGAGGGGGTGCCTCTGTCATTCCATACCAGTTAGCAACAGTCTTAACTCCTTTGCTAACAAAGTCATCTATCATTGCTTGCGGTACCAGTCCACTACCAGTTACCATGTAACGCACACAACTTAGGTCCATGTTGTCCCATTCAGAATGTTCTTTTAATATTTCCCAATGTCGCGGTATAAGAGCAATGTATGTTGGTCTGTATTGATTAAATTTTTGTAAGTAATCAATCGCTTCAAATTTTGCAGATATAAGCTGTGAACCTACTCGGTAGGCTGGCATTGCAGTCACAGTATAATGTGCAATAGTATTGGCGGGAAATACATCTAAAACAATATCACGTTGAGTTAACCCAATTTCTTTAATGGATCTCTGAATACACTGTTCTATGTAGTTCCACGAGTGAATAACTGTTTTAGGTTCTTTGGTTGTTCCTGAGGTTAATAATGTTAGTGACATGTTGATATTTATGGATTCAAAAAAATACCAATCCTAAGATTGGTATTTTATATTTAAAATTTAATGAATTATCCAATATACCAAGCTGTGCCGTTTGAGTAAACAGGAACACTATTTGCACCGCCGCCTGTATATGCAGTTCCAAATGTATTTGCTGTTGCATCTGAAACGAATGCTCTAGCACCTGCACCTGCCGATGAAGCCGACGGAATAGCAGTGCCTGCAACAGAATATACTGTGGTTTTTTGTACCGGAGCATCAAAGACACCGTTGCTGGTAAAATTAGCTACATTAAGGTTTGATCCGCCGGCGCCTGTTATTAACCTTAATATTGATTTAGGAAACGTATCTGTTAATAATGCACTTGCTTCCCAAGCTGCTACAATTAGTGATGCTGGTTTATAATCAGAACCGTTATAACCTTGTATTGCAATACCTCCTAGTCCGTCGCCACCAGTAGTTGTAGTTGGTGCTGAAAGAGTTCCTTTTGCTGCATTAATATTAAAATATACTTGTCCACTAGATTGTCCAAGTGTTCCTACCCCATTGACACTTAAAGGTCTAGATCCATTAGCCTTAATTACCACTCCGTTCAAAGGATTTCCAATCATTTCGGGTGTTTCAACAGTTTGCGATACTGTTTTAATATTTGTAACATTTCCTGTAATATTAATATTACCTGTACCTGAAATATTATAATTGTTTAGAGATAAATTACCTGATAAATTACCTGATAAATTTACCGAAGCAGACATAGAGTTAAGATTATCATTGTAAGTAAATGATATACCTGAGTGTACGCCGGCACCAAATAAAACATTCACTTGATCTTGTATATATTCGGCATCAACTGTTGCGTTTATTCTATTATTAGTATCTGCTGTAGCATCGTAAGTGAATGTGATACCGGTATTAGTTGCATTTCCAGCTACTAAAACCGCACCCACTCTGTCTTCAATATTTTCTTGTGCAACTGTAGCAGTTAGTTTATGATTTACACTGTCATATACAAAGCTAATTCCGACATGATCTCCAGCAGCATTGGTAAACAAAGCAGCAGCGGCGTCCTGTGCTCGTTGTGCAGTATGGAATAAGTTTGTAGTTTCAGTAACGTTTGAACTGTTAATAAACAGTGTAGAAGCTGTTAGGTCTAGCTGCTCAGTTACGGGATTCCACGACAGTCCTATACCCTGTGCAGACTGTAGAATGTTGGTTCCGCCTGTGGTTACACCATCCCCAATGTAGAGTTTTTTAGTGTCTGTTGTCCAAGCAATTTCGCCATTCTGAAGTACTTTAGTTAGTCTTTCAGAGTTTAAGCCTCTTCGGATTTGCAATGCCATTTGTAGATCTCCGGATATCGTAATACATGTATTTATACATTCCGGAGTAGAGCATTAGGCCACAAAAAAAGGGCCCTGAGGCCCTTATTCTGCGTACCAAATTTGTGTGAATCCTTCGTCTAAAGTAGGCATTTCAAAGCTGGCAATCATGCTAGCAATAACATGATCAGGAATGTCTTTGCCAGGTCTGCTTAACAATCTACGTGTAAGCTCTTTATGCTCTGGTGTTTTAAACACTACTGCAATATGCTCGTAATCAGGCAACATGGCAAACTTACGAGCACGACTTTTTACAGTAGTTGATGTTTGATCCCAGATAATGTCACGATTCATTTCCCTAGCAACAACTACTTCTTTGGCCATAAGTTCTACAGCCGTAGGCATAAAATCAGTAAAGACATCACTATAAGTTTTGCCCACTTCTTTGGCGTAGATATCTACCCACTTATCTGTACTAATATAAGCACAGGCCATAGCCCAATCCTGGTTGTTTACCCAGGTAGTTTTTCCGCTAGCGGGTACTCCGATTAGCTGATAGCATTTAGACATTATTTAACTCCGAAGCGTTCCCGAATATGTTTTTCCACTTCATCAAATATAGCAAGAGCCAAATCTGAATCCATAGTTTTATGTGAGTTCTTTTCTGAACACCAACCTCGGGCAATAGCACCTAGCAATTCTTCACGGTTAGCACATTCTCTAACAATCAACTCGGTGAATTTTTCTTTACTAAAGATTAGTTCTCCGTCATATTCAACAAGACTTTGTGCGGCAAACCGTTCTAACATCGGTATTTTATTCATACATTACCCAATCCTACACGACTATAACCTAACTTGCTCTTGATATCTTTACGATCTCTATTCCGTTCAGGCTTCCATGCCCTCGGATCCACAGTTTCTCCAGTAAGCACGTATCGAAAGTCTGGATCGTATACCATGTAGCCCAGTTTGTTCCACTTTGGTTCATTATCGTATAGAAAGATACAACCGCGACACATACAAAAACTGGCACCTTTGTCGCTCATTATATTACCGTTAACTGTACCTGCATACTTGACAACATTGCCTTTGTGCATTTCTCGTAAGGCTTCGTGATAGTCAATCATTAATCAACTCCAAAGTGTTTCTTGATAGCATCACCTTCTTCGCTTCGTTCCCAATCTTCGGCATCGGGATAGCGATCAAAGTAGATCTTGTTACAGATATCGCAACATTCCCGAACAATCAACTCGGCAAATTTTTTTTGATTTAATATCTTTACACCTAAAATATCCTCTGTCGCCTGTTCAGCAAGTTCTTTAATTCGTTCGTTCATCTTAACTCCGGATCTTTT